ATGGGAGTATAACCATTGGTTAGGCTATCTTTTATTAGAAAGCGAAGAACACGAACAAGCTATGACTAAGACAAGGCACAGATAATGGCACAAAATTTAGTATTAAACATATTAGCAAAAGACAAAACAAAACAAGCTTTCAATGATGTCAGGGCTGGATTAACAAATTTAAGAAGTGCAATATTTTCTGTTCAGGGTGCAATAATTGGTATTGGTGGTGGACTTGCTATAAAATCAATTTTAAATGTCGGCTCAACTGTTGAACAATTAAGATTAAGATTTGCTTTCTTATTTAAAGGTGTCAAAGAGGGAGATAAAGCTTTTCAAGGATTGATAGACTTTGCTGGTAAAGTACCTTTTTCACTAGAGGAAATTCAAGCTGGTGCTGGAAACTTAGCAGTTGTTACAAAAAACGCAGAAGAACTAAATGAGATTTTAAAGATAACAGGTAATGTTGCATCAGTTACAGGATTAGATTTTAGAACAACAGCAGAGCAAATACAAAGATCATTTTCTTCAGGTATTGGTAGTGCAGATTTATTTAGAGAAAGAGGTGTTAGAGCCTTATTAGGATTTCAAGCTGGAGTACAGGTTACAACAGAAGATACAAAGAAAAGATTTAGAGAACTATTTGGAGAGGGTGGAGAGTTTGAAAAGGCTACTGAAGTTCTATCAACTTCATTTACAGGTACTTTATCAATGCTATCTGATAAACTATTTAAGTTTAGATTAGATACAGCACAAGCTGGTTTTTTTGATTTTATCAAACAAGGTTTAGTAGAAATTAATAAACTAATAGAAAACAACTCAGAAGTATTAACAGGTTTTGGACAAAAGTTATCTGCTGGTCTTATTACAGCAACAAAACAAATTATATTAGGTAGTGCTGTAATTATACAAGCAATAAAACCAATATTTTCTTTTATTGGACAATCCTTGTTAGGTCTTTTTGATTTTTTAAGAACTTTGCCTGAGGGAGTTAGGACTTTTGGTATTCTGGGTTTCTTAATGCTTGGTGGAAAAGGAAAAGCTTTAGTAATTATTATTGGTGGTTTTATTGATGAAATAAGATCAATGATGGGAAAACTCTTGATGAATTTTGCAGAGTTTAACCAAATAATTTTAGAGGTAAGAAAATCTTTAGGTTTAGTAAGCGATGAAAATTTTGTAAAAATATTAAATCAAAATAATAGATTAGTTGGAATAGCAACAAATTTACAGAAACCTATTAATGATTATAGAAAAGAACTTGAAGCAACAAGTGGTGGTTTAGATACAACAACAAAAAAACTTAGAGCATTTTTAGAAACTTTAGAAGCAAAAGCTTTATTATCAGCAAAACAAGTAGAAGAAATATTAAATAAACTTAAAGGTGCAACAGAAGAAAGTAAAAAGGTTGGAATAGAGTTAGGTAAAGTAAAAGAAAATATACTTACTGCATTTAAAAAAGATTTTGAATCTATTAATCAAACAATAGGTAAAATGGCACATAGTAGCTTAAAAGCATTTTCAAAGTCATTAGCTGAAGCAATAGTTCTTGGTAAAGATTTAAATATGTCTATGAAAGAATTAGCACAAAAAATTATGGTTGATTTAGTAGCATTTACAATTCAAATAGTTTTACAAGAATTAATAAGAAAAGCATTATCAGGAACAATATTTGATATTTTTAAAAATCAAAAAGATGTTTGTGAAGATATTTTAGGAATAAATAAAGCACAAGTTACAGCAGAGTCTTTAAAATTAGCTTTAATGAAAGCACAAACACAGGAATTAAGAAACCAAAAAAATGAACAAAAAGATAAAAACAAACAACAATTTATTTCTTTATTGTTAGGTGGAGGAGGTGGTGGTTTTGCACAAGGAGGAGCAGTATCTAAAGGAAAACCAATAGTAGTTGGAGAAAGAGGTGCTGAAGTATTTGTTCCGAATAGTACAGGTCAAATAACACAAAATGCTAGAGGTACAGGAAGTGGAGCAGTTAATGTCAACTTTACAATCAATACAATAGATTCAAGAGGATTTAGTGATGCTTTACAAGAGAACAGAGGTACTATAACAGGAATAATAAACAATGCTTTAGCAGAAAAAGGAAGAAGTGAGTTAGTATAATGAGTGGTGCATTTCCAATATCAACATCTAAATTTCAAACACTTGGTATTAGATCAACACAAAATACTATTATTTCAAAATCTATATCAGGAAAAAAACTAGCAAGACAAGTTGATAATCAAAGATTTAGTTTTACTGCACAAATTATTACAGCAAAAAGATCAGATGTTTATGGAGAATTGATGGCTTTTATAATGAAGCAAAGATCAGGAAAAGAAAACTTTACAATAATCCCACCTGAAATAGAAGATGCTAGAGGTAATGTAAGTGGTACTGTTCTTGTAAATGGAGTTCATGCAGTTGGAGATACAACAATAGATATTGATGGAATGACAGGAACATTGAAAGCTGGAGACTTTATCAGTTTTGCTTCGCATACTAAAGTCTATATGGTAGTTGCAGATGCAACAGCCGATGGGTCAAATGAAGCTACAATTACAATAGAGCCACCTCTTATAACAGCATTAACAAATGATTCTGTTGTAACTTATGACAATGTTCCTTTTACTGTGCATTTAGTAAATGATATTCAAGAATTTGGCACAGTAGGTGCTGATAAAGATGGAAATTTATTATACCAATTTGAGTTAGATGTTGAAGAAACTCTTTAATGAAAAAATACAAAATTACACACTTAGTGAGTGCTGACTTTGAAGCTACTGTTATTGTTAATGAAGATGAGATAGATACTAATTTAAACGATTTAAAGGAGTACAAAAAACCTGATAGTAAATTTAATTTTACCATGATAAAAGGTACAGAAAGCATAACAAGAAGTTATTACGAGGACTATGGCACGAACACTAACAACAGCAGTAAAAAACGAATTATTAACAGGTCAGATTAGACCGATACACCTCATTGAGATAGGATTCTCAACACCTGTATTTATTACTGATAATGGCTTTGCTTTAACTTCTTCAATATCAGGTACAAGTAGAACATACACAGCTTCTTCATTTTTAGTAGGTGGCTCATCATTTGAAGAACAAACAGATATTACAAAAACTACACTTAGTTTATCTTTATCAGGTGCAGATCAAACTTTTATCTCAACAGTTTTAAATGAAAATGTTGTAAATGATACTGTTGAAATATACAGAGGATTACTAGATTCAAATAATTCAATTATAGCTGACCCTATATTATTATATTCAGGAAACATAGATACATTTGAAATATCTGAAACAGCAACTCAATCAAATGTTAAATTAATTATTGTATCTCATTGGGCTGATTTTGATAAAAAGTCAGGTAGAAAAACAAATAATGCTTCTCAGCAAAGATTTTTTAGTACAGATGTTGGTATGGATTATTCAAGCGAAACAGTTTTAGATATTAAGTGGGGAAGACAATGACAACTTTTGATGAAATTATTAACCTATATTATAAATTTAATAAATATAAAAAAAATACATATCCTGATTTATACTATCATATTTTACCATCAATTAATCTTAATCAATACAAAGTATTTAAGGATGAAAAAGGTATTTTTGGTTTTGTAAATTGGGCTTATCTAAGTAAAGAAATAGAAAAGTCATATATTAAAACATCTATAATTTATAAAAATGAATGGAAAAGTGGAAATTATTTGTGGTTATATGATATTGTTATACTTAGAAAAAGCAAAGAGGTTATGTCATGGGTTTATAACTATTTTAAAAAATTATTAAAAACAAATGAATCTATATCTTGGTTGCGTTTAGATAAAAACGACAAAGTATATAGAGTAGCAAAAAAATTTAAAAGGGAGTTTCATAACTAATGGGTGGTAAAGTAAAAAAAATAATTCAACCTGTTGTATCAGCATTTAATATTTTTAATGGTGGTGGTAATATTTTTGTTGCTCTAGGAATAATCGCTATTGGTTGGTTATTTGCAAGATCAACAAAACCTGATGTACCTGATTTTGGAACAAATGATTTTGAAGAAACTGAAAGAGGAATACTACTTAATAAACAATCTAACAATGCCTGTATTCCTGTAATATATGGAGAAAGATTAGTTGGTGGAACAAGAGTATTTATAGAAACCTCAGGAACAGATAACACTTATTTATATGTTGCTTTGGTTCTTTCTGAGGGAGAAGTAAATTCAATAGAAGAAATTAGAGTAGATGACAAAGTAGTTACATTTGATGGTGCTTTAACTCATGGAACTACAAGAGAAGTAGCAAGTGGAGATAGTAATTTTTACAAAGACTCTACAAGTCATATTCAGATACAAGCATTTTTAGGAAAAGACGATCAAGTAGCATCAAGTGTATTAACACCTTTATCATCTTGGGGGTCAAACCACAAATTGTCTGGTATTTGTTATTTAGCTGTAAGGTTTAAATGGAATCAAGATATTTTTGGTGGAATACCAACAATACAAGCTAAAGTAAAAGGTAAAAAGATTATCACATTAGCATCTGACTTATCAGAGCAAACAGCATCTTTTTCTACAAATCCAGCTTTTTGTTTATTAGATTATTTAAGAAACGAAAGATATGGAAAAGGTATTGCTACATCAAGTTTAAATTTACAAAGTTTTTATGATGCTTCACAAGTTTGCGTTACACAAGTTACACCATTTTCAGGTGGTAGCGATATAAATTTATTTGATTGTAATGCTGTTGTAGATACATCAAAAAAAGTATTAGATAATGTTAGAGATATAGTAAAAGGAATGAGAGGTTATCTTCCTTATGTGCAAGGTAAATATAAATTAGTTATTGAGACAACAGGCACAGCTTCAATATCATTAACAGAAGATGATATTATTGGTGGATATGCTTTAGTATCTCCTACAAAAAATACAAAATATAATAGAGTAATTGCTTCTTTTATAAATCCTGACAGAAACTATCAGGTAGATGAAGTTCAATTTCCAGCAATAGACGATAGTGGATATGCAACAGCAGATAAACACGCAACAATGAAAACAGCAGATGGTGGATTTTTATTAGAGGGTAGATTTGATTTTAGGACTATTACTTCTCCATATCAAGCTGAAGAAATGGCTGAGATTATTTTAAGAAGATCAAGAGAGTCTTTAGGTCTTAGTATTAACTGTGGATTTAAAGCTTACGAATTGCATATAGGAGATATTGTAAATGTTACTTTAAGTAGCTTAGGTTTTTCAAATAAATCTTTTAGAGTTTTATCTATGACATTTAGAGAAGATTATAGTATTGATCTTAACTTAGTAGAATATCAAGCATCACATTATACTTTTGCAACTAAAGGACAAGTATCAAGTACACCATCAACTACTTTACCTAATCCTTTTGTTGTTCAGCCACCAGCAAGTGTAACTTTATCAGATCAATTAATTGAATATAATGATGGAACTGTAATTGTAGCTTTAGATGTTAGTGTTGGTGCTTCTCCTGATTCATTTATAGATTTCTACCAAGTAGAATATAAATTAAGTTCAGATTCTAATTTTATTATATATGCACAAGGCTCAGGTCTTAATCACAGAGTTTTAAATGTAATAGACCAAGAAACTTATGATGTAAGAGTAAAAGCAGTATCTACTTTAGGAGTATCATCTACTTATGTTTCAGCACAAAGAAAAATTGTAGGTGCGATTGAGCCACCATCAGATGTTGCAGACTTTTCATGTAATATTACAGGACAAGATGCACATTTATCTTGGACAGCGATTGGCGATCTTGATTTAGCATTTTATCAAATTAGATTTTCTGATAAAACAGATGGTACAGGAGAATGGTTAAACTCTGTAAATTTAGTAACTAAAGTATCAAGACCAGCTACATCTGTTACAGTACCAGCAAGGGCTGGAACATATCTTATTAAAGCAGTAGATAAACTTGGGAATTTTAGTTCTAATGCAACAGCTATTGTGTCAAATGTTACAAGTGCAGAAAATTTTAATGCAATAACATCTGTTAGTGAACATCCTACATTTGCTGGAACTAAGACAAATGTTTCAATATCTAACGATTCACTTATACTTAATTCAAGCGAATTATTTGATTCTGCTTCAGGTTTATTTGATGCTAATACTACAAGATTTTTTGATTCAGGTCTTGCAAACGCAGATTTTTTAGCATCAGGTAATTATGAGTTTTCAAATGTTATAGATATTGGTGCAAAACATACAGTAAGAGTCACAGCTTCATTAACACAATCAGCTAGAAATCCTGATGATTTATTTGATAATAAGTCTGGTAATATAGACGATGCTAAATCTAATTTTGACGGAGATACACCAGCTAACTGTGATGCTCATTTAGAAATTGCAACTAGCGATGATAATTCAACATTTACATCTTTTCAAGGATTTGTTATAGGAAATTACACAGCGAGATATTTAAAATTTAGAATTGTTATGACTTCAACAGATTTAGCTTCAACACCTGTAATATCAGAAGTTACAATATCAGTAGATATGCCTGATAGAATATTAAGTGGTAATGATATAGCTTCAGGTACTTCTACAAAAACTGTTTCATTTACAACACCATTTAAGACCACAGCTTATGCAGTTGGAATTACAGGAGAAAATATGGCAACAGGAGATTTTTTTACAGTTTCTAATAAAACAGTTGATTCTTTTGATGTTTTATTTAAAAACTCTAGCAACGCAAATGTTTCAAGAACTTTTGATTTTATTGCAAAAGGATTTTAAAAGGAGTATAAGAAATTATGGCACAACATGACATGAATATTGCGAATCAGAGTTTTCCTGATTTTAGAACAGATTTAAACAATTCGCTATCAGCGATAAATTCAATGCACTCAGGCACATCAAGACCAAGTGGTGCTGTTGCTGGTACAATGTGGCTAGACACAACATCAGCTTCTAGTCCAACCATAAAATTTTTTGATGGCTCAGATGATATAAGTTTTGCAACAATAGATTATTCAGCAAACACAGTTAATTTCTTAGATTCAACAGTAGTTGCAGATATATTAGGAGACACAACTCCTCAATTAGGTGGTCAATTAGATGTTAATGGAAATTCCATTGGAGATGGAACTAGAGAATTATTAAAATTTATAGAAACTGCTAGTGCAGTAAATGAAGTTTCTGTAACAAATTCAGCAACAGGAAATGCACCTGAATTATCAGCAACAGGAGATGATACAAATATTGATTTAAAATTAACACCTAAAGGTTCAGGTAAATTAAATTTAGATGGAATTAAATTTCCAAATGCAGATGGTTCAGCAAATCAAATTTTAACAACTAATGGTTCAGGAGTTCTATCTTTTGCAGATGCTTCAGGTGGTGGTACAAGTTGGCAATCGGCAGTTAAAACTGCAAACTTTACAGCAGTTGCTGGCGAGGGATATTTTGTTAATACTACTGGTGGTGCTTTTGAAATAGATTTACCAACATCGCCATCTGTTGGAGATGAAATAGAATTTGTAGATTTTGCAAGAAAGTTTGAAACAAACGCATTAACATTAGATCAAGGTTCAAATAAGTTTCAAGGATTTACAACTCCAAAACCCGTTTATAATACAACAGGACAAAATATTAGAATAGTTTATTCAGGTTCAACACAAGGATGGATTCCTGTAAGAGATGATGATGTAACTAATGAAACTCCACAATCTTATTCAGTAGATTATTTAGTAGTTGCTGGAGGAGGTGGAGGTGGATACAATAGAGGAGGAGGAGGAGGAGCCGGTGGTTACCGAGCTTCTTATAACTCTGAAGCATCTGGTGGAGGTGGTTCTTCAGAAACTGCTTTAGCCATGGTAGGTTCAACAGTTTATACAGTTACAGTAGGTTCAGGTGGTACTCCTTCAAGTGGTGGATCAGATGCTGGAGTAAATGGAGGAGATTCAACTATATCAGGTTCAGATATTACAGATGTTACATCAACAGGAGGAGGTGGAGGAGGTTCTTCATCTTCAACTAATGGTTCAGTAGGTGGATCTGGGGGAGGAGGTTGCGGTAATCCTGTAACTAATGGTGCATCAGGTACAGCTAATCAAGGTTTTGCTGGTGCTACCGGTTCTGGTAGTCCACCTAATCATGGAGGAGGTGGCGGAGGAGCTGGCGAAGCTGGTAACACTGATGGCACTTCACATGGTGGAGATGGAGTAGCATCTACTATTACAGCAAGTCCAACAACAAGGGCTGGTGGAGGTGGAGGAAATTTTGAATTTGGATCGCCACCAAATGGTGGTGCTGGTGGGGGAGGCTTCGGTGGAGGCGAGGGTTTTGTAGCAACTGCTGCGACTGCTAATACGGGTGGGGGTGGAGGAGGAGGCTCTGGGGGAGGAGGAGCTCCTGATAATAATGGTCGTGCTGGTGGAAGTGGTGTTGTAATTTTAAGAATGGCAACTTCAGATTATTCAGGCACAACATCAGGTAGCCCAACTGTAACTACATCAGGTTCAGATACAATTATTACATTTAACGCATCAGGGAGTTACACAGGATAATGGCACATTTTTGTAAATTAGGAATTGGAAATATAGTTGAGAAAGTAGTTGTTGTATCAAATGATATTGCAACAACAGAACAAGCGGGTGTAGATTTTTTAAATAATTTATATGGTACAAATGATATTTGGAAACAAACATCTTATAATACAAGTGCTGGAGAACATTTATTAGGTGGAACACCTTTTAGAAAAAATTATGGTGGAATAGGTTACACTTATGACCAAACTAGAGATGCTTTTATTTCTCCACGAACATATATTAGTTGGACATTAAATGAAACAACTTGTCAATGGGAACCACCAATACCATATCCTAATGATAGCAATAACTATGCTTGGAACGAAACAAAGAAAATTTGGGAACAAATAGAAGAAATATAATAAACATTTTAAATGAGTGGTGTGAAAAAATCTGAAAATACAGCATGGTCTTTTAAGGTAGACACAGTTAATGCTTATGCTTATTGGGAAAAAGCATTTACCCCAGAAGAATGTAATAAAATTATTAAAATAGGAAAAGATAAAGGTTTAATCAAAGGTGGAATAATAGGAAAAAGTAAATTAGACATTAGATCAAGTCAAATAACTTGGTTAGTTCCTGATGATTTAGAATGGGTATATAGAAAAATTACAGATATAGTTTTAAGTCTTAATGATAGATTTTTTCAATTTGATATTTATGGTATAATTGAACAATTACAATTCACTAACTATAAAGCACCATCAGATAATTATGGAAAACACGTTGATAAAGCACAAAATTTTCCAATTAGAAAATTATCAGTATCAATTCAACTTACTGATCCAAAAAAATATAAAGGTGGAGAGTTATATTTATACGATAATGAACAAGGTGTAGAAATGAAAAAAGAACAGGGAGATTTAATTTTATTTCCATCATATACATTACATGAAGTTAAGCCTGTAACTAAAGGAGAAAGAAATTCGTTAGTTGCTTGGGTTACAGGAAAACAGTTTAAATGAGTTTTAAATATAAAGTTATTAAAAAGGCTCTTTCATACGAATTATCAAATTTTTGTTTTAATTATCTTAAATTAAAAAGAGATGCTGTTTCTTTTATGTATCAAAGTAAAATAGTAAATGAAAATATATTTTTAGGCACTTGGAAAGATAGTCAAATACCTAATACTTATTCTCATTATTCTGACTTTGTTATGGAAACTTTATTATTAAAATTGTTACCAACTTTAGAAAAAGAAACACAACTTCAATTAGTTCCTACTTATTCTTATACTAGAATTTATAAAAAAGGAGATGAATTAAAAAGACACAAAGATAGACCAAGTTGTGAAATATCTACAACACTTAATTTAGGTGGAGATAAATGGTCAATATTTATTGATCCAAGTGGTAGTGATAATGTTATTGATGAATATAGAAAAATACATAGACCAAATGCTCCTAAAGGAAAAGAGGTTATTCTTGATGTAGGAGATATGTTAGTTTATTCAGGTTGTGATTTAGAGCATTGGAGAAAACCATTTAAAGGTAATACTTGTTGCCAAGTTTTTTTACATTATAATAACAAAAATGGACAATTTAAAAGTAATAACAAATATGATGGAAGACCGATGTTAGGAGTGCCATCAAATATAAAAATTAAAAATATTGATTGAATATTTAAAAATTGATATAAAAACATCTGCGAGTGGGTGCAACCTCCACACCACGCACTCACTTGCTTAACTATGGTATAAACTATGCAGTTATCTAAACATTTCACTTTAGAGGAGATGGAAAAATCTCAAACAGCTACAAGAAAAGGTATTAAAAATAAAGCTGGTAGTGGAGAGATTAAAAACTTAGGAGATCTTTGTTATGAAGTATTAGAGCCTGTACGAGCAAAGTTTGATAAGCCTGTCACAATTACATCAGGATATAGAAGCCCTGAATTATCAGAAGCTATTGGAAGTAAAGCAACATCACAGCATTGTTCAGGCGAAGCAGTTGATTTTGAAATAGCTGGAGTTTCTAATTTGCAAGTAGCTTTATGGCTGACTAACAACGTAAATTTTGACCAATGTATTTTAGAATTTTGGACAGGAGAAGCTAGTTCAGGTTGGATTCATGTATCATATAAAGATGGCTCTAATAGAAAACAAGTATTAACATATGATGGCAAATCATATACAAATGGATTACCTGATGCAAAATGGTCAGATGGTAAAATGCAAAACTAGGAGATAATATGCTTACAAAGAAACAAAAGAAACTACCACCAGCTTTACAAAAAGCTATTATGAGTAAAAAGAAAAAGAAAAAGAAAGCGAGAAAATAATATGGCTTATGGATATAGTATGAAACCTAAGAAGAAAAAAAAGAAAAAGAAAAAGAATAAGAAGAAGTAAATGGTTAAAGTAGCATCAATCACAGGAATCATAAAAGGTTTAAAACCTAGACAGCAAAAGACTATGAAAAGTCATGCTCGTCATCACTCACTAAAGCATATGCGATCTATGGCAAATGCTATGAAAAAGGGTGCTACTTTTTCTTCTGCACATACTAAAGCTATGAGGAGTGTAGGAAAATGAAACGAAGAAAAGTACCTAAAGACAAAAAACTTAAAATTCCTAAAAAATATTTATCAGGTCTTAAAGGTGGTAAAAGATCAGCTAGAGCAAATCTTATTAAGGCTATGGCTAGTGCTTACAAATCAGGTGCAAGAATCCCAAAATCAATGTTTAAAGCAAGGTACAAATAATGGCTGTTAGAAGAAAACCATTATCTGCTAGAACAATCTCAATACTTAGAGCAAAAGCAAAAGGTAGAAAAAACATTACATTAGGTACATTAAAGAAAGTATATCGTAGAGGTCAGGGTGCTTTCTTATCATCAGGGTCAAGACCTCGTACATCAATGGCTTCTTGGTCGCTTGGGCGAGTTAATAGTTTTTTGCGAGGAAGTAGAAAACATGATACAGACTTACGAAGAAAGAAAAAGAAATAATGAAAACTAATAAAGAAAAATTTGTAGAGATAGATGGTAGAATTAAATTAGTAAATCAAAAGATTGATTTAATTATTAAAAACCATTTACATCATATGAAGCAAGACATAGACAGAATTTTATATGGTCTAGGTGCTGTTGGTCTTTTAGTTTTAGGTCAATTACTTTACTTACTCACGAAATAGTTGTATTAAAGACTTATGATCTATAAGTCTGTTTTGATAATAAGCGATACTCATATTCCATACCATGTTCCTGAATTAATGGACTTTCTTAAACTTTTAAAAAAAAAATATAAACCTGATAGAGTTATTCATATTGGAGATGAAGTAGATAAACATGCTATGTCATTTCACGATAGCGACCCTGATTTACCTAGTGCTGGAGATGAGTTAAAATTATCATTACCTATAATAAAAGAATTAGAAAGTATGTTTCCTAAAATGGATATACTTGACTCTAATCATGGTAGCTTAGTATTTAGACGAGCATTTAAACATGGCATCCCAAAAGCATATATAAAAAAATATAATGATTTCTTAGAAGTAAATAAAGGCTGGGTTTG